TGGGTCAAAGCTTGTCAAAGCTGTGTTGTAATTAGTACGTGTTGGTGTTGAACCGTCTGCACCTGCAGCTGTTGAGCCTAGAGCATAGAGAGTCGCGCCAATTACAGGCATGTTTGTTGGGGCTGCAGAAGCTGAGTTCTGATCAAATACTCCAATAAATGAAGACTGCGCGTTAATTGTAGATAAGAAATAACGTGGGTCTGTCTTGTCCATGCTTAGATCTGTATATGTCTCAAGTAGATTTGATGTTGCATTACCAGCAATGGTTGGTGAACCATAAACTGAAAGACCAAATCTATTTGAAGCACCTGCTGTGTTTACAGAGACCGCAAGAGAGTTACCCCAAGAGCCTTTGCTTGCAGCTTGTACAAGAATAGTGTTGATGTGGGAAGCGGACGCATCAGTAAGCATTACTGAGGCTGCTGCTGCTCCTGAACCAACTACGCGTTGAATGTAGAGGTCGTGGCCGCCATTAGCAAAGAAGTTATAGGCTGCCCATGTTGTTGGGTATGCGTCTTGAAGTCCTCCATAAATCTTGACAAATTGCTGCCAAGAAGAGACAAGAACTGGAACATTTGTAGGACCCTTAGCCAAAGCACCGACAAATGCACCAATAGCATTGGTATTGTCAGAGAGGTCAATCGTCTGCGGAAGTTCCACTTCCTGGATAAAGACGCCTGGTCTACTGTAAGTTGTAGCCATTAGGTTTTCTCCTTAATTAGTTAGGTTATTTTCTTGTGGGGCCGAGTTTTAGATGAGTTGTGCTTGTTGCGTTTGTAACAGATGATATAGGTCGGTGTTTGGATCTACGGGCGCAGATCCTGTATCGGTCTTTAAACCAATATTTCTTGTTTGGACAATGTAGTCCTTTGTATTAAATTCAGTTCTAAATATCTCAGAACTTACTCTAATTGAATAGACATTCATGAAAAGACGCTTGTCCGCTTCAGTTGTGTCTCTTTTGGAAAACCCTAATGTTTCTAGCCTTCGATTGGTGTTATCTTGGGGGATTGGTAGGGAACCAAATCTAACTGGCAGTCTTCCGATACTGAAGAGCTGAGCCAAAATCTGTCGATCATGGCGAGGTTGACGAGAAAAAGTTGTGACCTGGTAGTCCAAGTTTATTGGCATTGGGTATGGAGTACGTAAGCTAGATACTCCGTCGTAACCTTCAGGCTCATAAGGAACTACTACTGTTCCTGATTGAACCCGTTCTGTAGCTTCAGATATATTAATCAAGTCAATGGTTATATAGGGATAGTTTTGTTGACGAATTTCCTTATCAGGCTGACCATAGAATACTCCTACAGGCCGTGATTGGGTTCCCGCATCTGCCACTGTCATGCCAGAAAGCAAGGTTTTAAGTGCGGCCTCTTCATTTAAAATAAATGGCATTAGCTACCCACCTTAGTAAAGTAGTTTCGCATTACAGGTGATGGGGGAGTATCTTCAGTACCATACTCTAAAGTAAGGATTTCATGTTCTAAATTTTTTGGGTATTGAACTCGGTAATGGCCTTCAGCAGTAACCCGAACATGTAGGGCAGCAACTAGGTGGGCAGGCCAACCAGAAGAATGCGCATCATAACGCATATCTGTAGTATGTTGTTTAGCTCTGGTTACAATCTCAGAGTGAAGTCTAGAAGCTGCTTTGCGATGGATTCTAGCCATTTTTGCGAAAAGCTTTCGAGAGTAAATATCCAGCGACAAATCCCACTGCGACTTTACGATTGCCATCTTTATTTAGATTAGCAATTCCTCGAACAAACTCTTCACGGTCGGCTTCGGACTCAGCCCGATTTAACCGGTTGACTAAAAAGATCATAATTCCTCCATAGGAAGGCGCAAGGTAAAGCAGCAGGGTTCCAGATTTCTCCGGCGTCAGGTATAAGGGTAAACGAAAAAGCCCCCTTTCGGGGGCTAAGTCGTTACTTCTTCTTGGCCTTCTTTTTGATCTTTTTAGCTAATGCTTTGTCCATCTTGGCGTCTTCTTTAGGAGACGGCTTCTTTTTGTCCATCTTCTTGTCGGCTTTTTCAAAAGAAGCCTTCTCTTTAGGAGACATGCCCTTCATTACCTTGGCATCTTGCTTCTTATCGGCTTTCTTACAAGCACCTTTACAGTTTGGCTTAGAGCAGCCACATCCGCATGATTTACACATTACTTAGGTTCTCCAAATCGTCTAAATTGTTTTGATACTGGGGGAGTAGGGGCACCTTTACCAGTCTTGCGAGCAGCAGGTGGTGTAACGTAATTCCTAGTTTCAGAAGGAGCTCCGGTTCCGCTTTTTCTTTTAATTTGCGGACCAACTACCTTTTCTTGAGCCATTACTTCTTCTTTTTCTTTCCACGAAGCATTGCAAAATCAGCACCATCTAGCTTGCCGTTTTTGTTCATATCAAGTTTACCTTGCTTGCCTGTCATCTTTTTAGCAGGGGCTTTCTTAGCCGCTTTCTTAGCGGGCTTCTTGCCGCAACCACATGTAGCGCACATTATTCTTCATCCTTTTCTAGGGCCTCTTCAGATTCTTCGGAAGCTACGATGTCTTCAAGCTTTGGGTTTTCTAGCGGGTAATCTACCCCAGGAGTAATATCAAAGTGAACAACTGCGTCATCAGATACAGTTTCACCCTCTGTTGAAATAATTTCTTCTGTCATTTTGATCCTGTCTTCTTATGCGGGTGGGTCTTGTGGTAGGCCTTAGTTGCCTTTACCCCAGACTTAATAGTCTTGGCCCCAGCTACCTTAGTGAGGTTAATCTTATCCCATTTAGGGTCGTTTTTACCGGCATGGTCAACTATGATCTCGCCTTTTTTATTCTTTTTTACCACGTGGGTTTTGCCCGTAACCTTGATTTTAGCCATTTAATGTGCCGCCTCATCATTGGAGTTGAAGTTAGCAAAGTACTGGAACTGGCTGTCATTGACCATTTCTTCAGAGTTGACCTGAACACAGTCTATGGAAAGCATGGTATATCGGTTGTTTACAAGCCCCATCCCCTGAATGCGGTCTGGGCTAAAAACTTCATTTCTAAAGACAATTCGATCTCTAAGGAAATGGTCGGGGTTTGTAAGGATCTCTTTGAAATGTGGCATCGTGTCGGCATCCATACCATATAGATTAGTGCCTTGCTCAATTACATCCATATTCATAGTGATACGAAGGATGTCAGTATTGTAAAAACCACGGTCATTCTGCATAGATACGCCCTGATAGACAATCGCTTTAATTACTGGAATTGTTAGGGGTTGGTACCACTTACGGCCGCCAGTATCAAAACTTGAACTTCCTACGTCATAAATAGGGTCTACAACAGTTGTGGTGGGGTCATATACGTACCACTTAACAGAGTTGCCTACAGTCCGAACAAGCTCAGAAGAGGTCCCCGCAATAATTGAGGACCTTTCGTTTGGAATATTGAATCTACCGATCCTACGCTCTCCACGCACTAGTAATTCCTATGGTATTTCTTGTCCCAGAGTTGAATACTCATTCCAGGGTTATCGCAATAAGAACGAGTAGTTCCATCTGGTCGGGGTATTTTAATCTCAGCGCCTGGATCTACACGGTCATCCCCAACACGTCGACCCCAATAACCCATAGGGTATAGGTAAGAAGGTCCGTCAGGTAAACCTGTGGGGGTAGGTAAGCACCCTTGGTTCCAGTGACCCTCTCTACTAATTAAAGATGTTAGACCGTAACGCGTACCTTCTGTTACTTTTTTTACACCGTGAACAGTAAAGCCGCTATGAAGAACCATGCTACCTGGGATTGGTTTGTAGGTAAAATCATAAACAGGGTAATGAATTTCCCCCCCAACATAGTTGTCATTTAGGTACATGACTCCACCCCAAGTAATTAGTGTGGCCATATGAGCTTGATTATCCATGTGATAAAACATCTCCATCTTATCCGCATCAAACTCGTTTGGATTAGATCCAGGAAACATCTTGATAAAAGCTGTAGGCCATGCGTGCCATTTTTTACCTGGTTCAGTGATTTCAAGCGCATTTAAAATTCTTTGGTCAATTTGGTCAGTTATATGTTTGACGGGTTCAAATTCCGACGCCCATTCAGGGTCATTTTCAAGATTGTGATGAAACTGCTTTTTGCCCCAAAATTTAACAGCACTAGGATTTAACTTGTCATAGGGAAAGTTATCTAGCCAAGAGGTGAGTTCTTCACACTCTTCTTTACTAAAGAATCCTTGAATAATCTTTACGTTGCCGTCGCAATGTGTACTGACGTCCATTTAGTTCTCCTGATCAAATGTATAAAACACACTATCGTCAGAGTATATACCCTGATCAATAGCTATATAAGGCCTAATTATAGCTAAGTCTTCCTCGGTCAGGGACCGCGCCAGCTCTGCGTTTTCTTTTACTATAAGTAAAGGGTTGAGTACCGTAAGAAAATCGGACTTTGCCAAATACTCGTCTTTAAATTGCTCAATAGAAAGAGGTAGCTCTAGGTCCTTTATAAACTTAGCTGCTAGTGTTACCGGATCTTGAGGTATCTGCTCCATCCGCAAAAGAAGGTTAGTTCTGCGAAGTCTTTGCATAAGCAGGTCACCTTGTGCCTCCGGATCTATAGAAAAGTCTAATGGGCCGCCATAAAAATGGCGCTCATAAAGAAAGTTTTTAGATTGAAAGTTGGTCATCTGATGGCCGTTAAAACCTCCCGCTGTCATGAAATTTATAAGGTAACGGGAGTTTAAAAGCTTTGCAGTAAATGAGGGGGGATTTGGAAAAAATTGGGGTCCTTGATCTAAAGCTACCATATGAAAAAATAGGCTACAGGTATGGGTTATAGGATCCCTAAAAGTTGAAAATACATAGGTATCCTCTTTTATCTCGGTACTCCAAGCACCGTGGGCATCAGGATGTTCTATGGGAACATTATTGAGTACCTCAATACCCGCAGCCTCCATATGTGGATATAGGATATGCAGGACATTATTGAGTACAAACCTACCCCCAGTCTTGGGAGCATGAAGATGGTAGAAGGAGTTAAACTTCATTCCTTCCCCACTGAACTTTATTCCATAAACGTTCATGCACGTAGTAAAGAAATACTTTTGTAAATATTTCCATTCCGGAAATTGCTAGAGCAAGCTTTGCTTTTCCAGTGATTATATAAGACAGTATGAAGGTGTCTACGGTGCCCGTAAGCCTCCAAGTAACGGCCTTAGTAAAGGATCTTGAATGGGTTACGTTCATTGTCCAGCCCCCAACGACATGGCATCAAGCAGGTTAGATACCCATTTCTTTACGCTTTTGAGTCGCGCTAATAGATTCAATTTCATCTCCTAACTTAACTTGTTCAATTTTGTATCCCACATCCCTACCATACACAATATTTGTGATATTAGGCATCTTCACAACCATTGCTCCAGCCATAGCCGGGTCAGCTGAGATGTAGCCCTTTACTTCATCAAACCCTAGTGGATCTTTAGGGCTAGTACCTTGAGTGTTGCGCACCCCAAGCATTACTTGCTGAGTACGGTTCTTAGCCTCGTGGTAGAGGGCGTGGTGTCCCTCATGCCATGGTTGGTAGCGGCCAAGCATCAATGTTGTTGGGGCTTTCCAATCATGAAGGTTAGAGGTAAAGATTATGTTATTGACATGGGCTTCCGCATCAAATGTCTCAAATTTATAGTCAAAAGATGAGGGAGCTTCCCACAGCTTATTAGTATCTTCAAAGCGCCCTTCTTTAATGGTATCCATCCACACAACGATATCGGCTTTACCAAAGGCTTCTCGTGTTGTTTGTGTTGGGCATACGAAGTCTAT